ACCGCGCGTGGAGACCCTGAGCCGATTCCGGCGCAAACACCGGCCCGGGGCCTACCTGGATTTCGCCCAGGTCTACGAGGAGTTCAGCGCGGACACGGCCACCCCGAATCTGCTGATCTTTGGGCGCCGCGGGACGGGCAAATCGACTGCGGTGCGCTGGCATTTGCACCGGCAGGCGATGACCTATCCCGGCTTTCAATACATGGTCTGCCGGTTGAGCAAGCCGGACCTGCAGCGCACCCACCTGGTGCACCTCGAGGCCGACATGACGGCGCTCGGCGGGGAGTGGCTGTCGATTCGGGGCGAGAGCCGCTATCCGAACGGATCGCTGGGCTACTGGACCGGGTTTGAGAAGGAGAAAGACGCCCTGAAGGTGCTGGGCATGGACCTCGATGCCCTCGTGGTCGAGGAAGGGACCACGATGCCGTGGGCGATTATCGTGGACCTGTCGGCCACGCTCCGGTCGACGCTCGCGACGGGCCGCACGCCCCAGCTGATTATCCCGACCAACCCCTTCGGGCCGCATGCGGCGGCCATCAAGCGCCGGTTCATCGACCAGGACCTGAGCGAGGACGAGGAACCCGGCTACGACCCGGCCGAATGGCGCGCGATCGTGACGACGGCTGGGGACAACCCGGCGCTGAACTTCCAGGCGTATGACAAGCGGCTCGGCGGCCTCGCGGGCCCGAAGCGGCGCGCCTGGCTGCTCGGTGAGTGGGCGCTCGGCACCGGCGCGTTCTTCGACTTCCATCCGGAAATGGACGGCCGGCCCTGGCACGTCATTCCGCGGCTGCCCGAGGTTTACGGCAAGAGCGTCTATCGCAACCCGGGCATCCCGGTCGTGCGTGTCGTCGACTACGGCTACTCGGAGGACCCGGCGGTCTGCCTCTGGATCGCCGTGCTACCGAACGGCCGCGGCATCGTCGTGAAGGAGAAGCAGTGGGTGCGGACCCCGGCGGCGGAGATGGCGCGCGAGGTCCTCGGGCACTCCGCCGAGCTGCGGTGCACGGAGACGTTTGCGGACCCGACGCTCTGGCACGGCGAGCGGGCGGGGGCCGAATCGGTCGCCGCGCGGTTCGCCGCGGCCGGCCTGGCGCTGACGCCGTCGGTCAATGACCGGACGATGCACGCGCTGCACGAGTGGCTGGCGCTGACGCTCGAGGACGGGAAGCCGAAGTTGCAGTTCTGGGCGGAAGGCTGCCCGGAGCTGATTCGCCGCCTGCCGATGATGGTCGGGAATGCCCACCGGCCCGAATATATGGCCGACGCGCGCGACGACTACGTGTGCGCGCTGCACTACTTCTGCCTGGGCGGCGTGAAGGGCCGCGAGCAGACGCCTGAGAAACAGATTCCCTGGTGGATGAAACCGGGCGCCGGGTCGCGACTCGGCGCGGAAAGTGTGAGACGAGGATAACCGTATGGAGACACCCGCCCCAGCCGCCGAGCAGGCGCCGGTCAGCAGTCCTGAACCGGCCAGCGCCCCCGCCACGTCGTCGGCCGACGTCATTCGTGAGTCCATCAGCAGCCTGCCGGAGGCCGGGGACGACAGCGGGGACGAGACGCCCGCCGGATCCGATCCCCCGCCGCTCCGCGCCCACGATCAGGCCGCCGCGGCCGAAGTGGACGAGCTCGCCAGGGCCCTCGGCATCGACCTCGACGGGAAAGCGAAGTGGACGAGCCGGGTGGCCTATTCCAAGGTCGCGAAAATCGTCAAGGAGCGGGAAGCCAAAGCCCAGGAGGCGCACCAGGCGGCGATCGCGCGGCACGAACAGCAGATCGCGCAGTTCGACCAGCTGGTCGGCACCCCGGAGGCGCTGCTCGGCGCGCTCGCGCAGATCAACCCGGCCTATCGGCGGTTTCTCGGCGCCCCGGCGCCAGCGGGCGCGCCCGCGGGGGTGCCGGACCGCATTGAGACAATGGCGGACCTCCAGCGGGTGATTGACGCCCAGGTGGCGCAGCGTCTGCAGCCCATCGAAGCCGAACGGCAGCAGCGGACCCTGCTCGAGCAGAGCCAGGCACGCGTCGCCAGGCAGATGGCGGACATCCAGACGTGGCCCGGCTTCACGGAACACAAGGCCGCCATCGAACAGGCGCTCACGGCCGAAGTGAAGGCCGCGCAGGCCGAACGGCGCCCCCTCAAACCGTTCGACCAGGTCTATCGGGAGGTCGTGTTTGGTAAACTCGCGGCCGCGCGGGACCAGGTGCGCCAGGACGTGCTCGCCGAAATCCAGAATCGGCCGCACTCGACCAGCGTCACGAAAGTGGCCGGCGGCGCGCCCGAGGGCACCGGCCCGCGCAGCTCGGCGGACATCATTCGAGATTCCATTCGAGGGCTGAAATAAATGGAGATCGTCAACGTCCTGATCCTGCTCGCAAACCTGCAAATCCTCGCGGTCGTCGTGAAGATCTACACGGAAATTAACAAAAAGGAGCAGATGAAGCGCATCGGGAAGCCCGAAGTGTGATAGAGTCCGCGTGATCCATCCTCTCGGCTGAGGTAAAACAGCCACTCGTCGCCTGTTCCCGGCTCGCCACTCCGTCATCGTGGCCCTCCCGCGCAGAGTCACCGCGCATCCGGCGGACGCTCTGTCAACCTGAACGGGAGGAGTCTATGGCTCTCAGCATTTCTCAGATTCTGGCCGCGAGCTACGCGGCCGTCGTCGCCGACCGGCGCCGGCCCGCCAACCAATGGGCCGAGTCCGCGCTGATGCGCGAACTCGAGCGCCAGGGCGGCATCAAGAAAGTCAACTTCGGGCCGACCATCGAGGCCACCCTCGACTATCGGCGCAATTCCGGCGCCCAGATCCTCGCGACCGACCTCACCCCGACCTCGCTCACAAAATCCGACGTCATCACCGCCGCGAGCTACGCGATCGCTTCGGTGAGCGTGCCGATTGTCTGGTCGAAGCAGGACGAGGCCAGCAACCCGAGCGAAAATCAGAAAGTCGACCTGGTCGACTCCCTGATCAACAACGCGCTCGATTCCCACGACGACATCCTGGAAGCGACGCTGTTCACCGGCGTCAACGGGCTCATCGGCCTCGATACGATGATCACCGACGCCGGCACCGGCACCATCGGCGGCATCGACTCCAGCATCGAAGTCTGGTGGAAAAACCAGCAGGCCACCTACACCGGCGCCAGCGACATCGTCGCCAAGATGATCCAGGTGTGGAACGCCTGCACCAAGGGCAGCGGGTCGCCGATGACCCCGAAGATCCTGGTCAGCAACGCCGCGACGCAGGCCACGTTCGAGGGCACGCAGACCGCCAACCAGCGGTTTGTGGACACGGCGGACCTCAACGCCGGGTTCGTCACGCTCGCCTTCAAGAGCGCCCGCTACGTGTTCAGCCAATACGGCGGGACCCGGATCTACTTCCTGAACCCGAAGGCCTACATGCTCGAGGCGTCCCGGCAGTTCTTCCGGCAGAAGGACCGCGAACAGCCGCTCGAGAACGCGGAAGGCTACAAGACCTCGGTCTACTCGGCCGTGCAGGCCATTACGACCAACCGCAGCCGGCTCGGCTCGGTGCACCTGTAAATCCGAGTGGGGGCGGCCTGAGGGCCGCCCTCGTTTCAAGGAGCGTTGACCATGGCGAATCTTGTCGGGTATCCGGGGCCGAGTGCCGGCGATACCACCAAAGTGTTCACGACGCAGGACAACCCGCTCGGGATGCGGGGCTTCGACGCGGCCGGGAACGAATACATCTTCCTCAAAGGCGTGGCGTCCCTCGCCGCCGGGGACTGGGTGACCTACAACCCCGCGACTGGCGTCACGGTGCGCGCACCGGCGGCGACCACGAACGGGATGCTGGCCGTGGCGATCGCCGCGCCGGTCGCCGGCCAGTTCGGCTGGTTCCAGATCTTCGGGCTGACGCCGACCTACACCGCCATCACGACCGACGCGGCGGCGGACGGCAAGACCCTGACGATCGGATCGGGCACCGCCGGCCGGGCGTCGACGGGTCCGGTGACGACGAAAAACGTGTTCGGCGCGGTCGGCGTGGGCGCCTCGGCCAGCAACATCGGCACCGCGTTCATCTGTTATCCGTTCGCGTTCGGCACGGCGACGATCTGAAGTCCCCTCCTGGGACGCGTGGACGACGGCCAGCGCGCTAAATACCGGGCCGTCACTTCCCTCCAGGAGGGGGACTCCTATGGCGGAGAAACAGTCGGCCGTCGACGCGGCCATCATCTCGCTCGCGGAAACCCAGAAGGCGCTCGTCGCGCAGCACCCGCTGCGCCAGCTCACCTATCCGGAAATGCTGGAGCGGGACCCCGAGCCGGTCATGCCGTTCCCGGTGTTCCAGAACGGCTTCCGGCTGGACGCGACGGCGCTCGATCCTGAGGCGCTGGCGCTCCTGCACAAGCTGCAGGTCGGGCGCTTCTTCGACCGGCGCATCCACGTTTATCGGGACCAGACGCCCGACCACTCGTGGCACATCGACTACAGCAACCGGTCGATTTCCGACCGGATGGAAATCAAAAACTACGGCCTGACGTTCACGGCCATCCTCAAGCGGCTGACGACCGAGACGCCTGACCTGACGTAACGGCATGTCCACGATCGCGCCGAACTCGGTCGACGCCTGGAAAACGCGGATCGACGCCTGCAAGAAAGTGCGCCGGCAGCTCGTGCGTGACTGGGGCGTCAACGTCGATTACCGCCGCGGGAAGCCGTTCACGGTCCAGAGCGACGAGAACCGGGTCAACGTCAACACCGACTGGAGTATGACCCGCGCGAAGCACGCGGCGCTCTGGTCGGTGACGCCGTCGGTCGTGCTGACGAGCGCCCAGGTGCCGCCCCCAGTGCTCCAGGCGTTTGGGAAGGCCCTCAACGACACGTTGACCAGGGCGAACGTCGGCGCCGCGGTCGACGAGAGCGTCATCGACACCATCAACGCCGCCGGGATCGGCGCGGTGCTGGTGGCCTACGAGGCGCGCCTCGAGGAGGTCGAGGTGCCCGCCGTCGATCCCGCGGCGGCGGCCGTGCTGCAGCAGGCAGGCCAGGAGGTCCCGACGGTGAAGGGGCAGCGACCGACCTCCACGCGATTCGTGACGCAGCGTCTCAGTCCATCAGATCTGCTCTGGCCGGTCGAATTCATCAACAGCGACTTCGACCAGGCGCCCTGGATTGGGCGCTCGGGCCGGATGACCTGGTCGGAGGCCAAGCATGCGTTCGGCCTCACGGAGGCGCAGCGCGACGACGTGAACAGTTCCACCGACCCGAGCCGGCTGAACCTGCGCAACGACCGCGGGGACGTGCACGCGGACCTCATCGCCGACGTCGAATTCGATGAAATCTTCTACCGGCTGACCGCGTTCGACGAGGACGCCAAATACTTCGACCAGATTCAGCGCGTGGTGTTTGTGACCGGGCTCGACCGGCCGGTCATCGACGAGCCCTGGAAGGGGCAGCAGTTTGACCCGTCCGGGACGTATCTCGGCTCCTGCAAGTTTCCGATTCGCATCCTGACCCTGACCTACATCAGCGACGACCCCATCCCGCCGAGCGACACGGCGATCGGCCGGCCGCAGGTCAACGAGCTGATTCAGTCGCGCACGCAGATGCTGATGCAGCGCGATCGGTCGATTCCCCTCCGGTGGCACGACGTCAACCGGCTGGACCCGCTCGTCGCCAGCAACCTCATGCTGGGCACCTGGCAGGGGAGCATTCCGGTGCAGGGGAGCGGCGACGCGGTCATCGGCGAAGTGAAACGCGCGCAGTATCCCGCCGACGATTACACGTTCGA